TCGTCGCGAATTTCAGCGAGCTGACTTTCAATGCTCCCCATAATGTATGCCTTCGCAATGGCTTCGGCCTCGAAGACCAGCATCTTCACTGCTTCAAACTGATCATCAGGCTTTTCGTAATAGCTTGTCACGTATTCGTGAGTTTCGTCAAGGCGACCATTTTTGAAATGCTGTTCTTCAACAAGACGCCACTGTGAAGTGTTGCGATGTTCATGCGCTGAAAGAATGGACAAGGCTTTCATAATGCCAATGCCTTCATCTTCTTCTTCAATCACCCGCACATATTCGCTCATTTGTCTTTAGCGCTTTCCACCATCTTAATGATGCGATTCGCCCACGCCCTGCCGGCGTCTCCGCCCCATAGCAGCCACGCAATGTAGCCAGCATCATCTTCGCCGCCACTTTTGTTCTTTTCGTGGCGAGAAAAGAACGCTGCCATGCGCTTGATTGTTGCATAGCTCAAAGCGCTGCCGCCAGCCAAGTCAGAGGCCCGTGCCACTCCACTACCGATGCCTTGCTTACCAGCCTCTTGCGTGGTTAAGCCACCTTTGCCGTGCTTCTTGCGTAGTTCTAAGCCGCGACGGGCTGCAGAGCGTACAGACGATGGAGGGGAAAATGATTGCGCATCTCCCCTTAAGGCTTTTTTCCTTTGTTCTTCCGCACTGTTGCAAGATAAGCCTTGCAGCGCTTTTCGCCAGTGCTCTCGTCCATTGTCTCTTCTTCGTTCTCTTCCTCTTCTTCGCCTCCAATCTCCTTCATGAAGGCCATGTAGTATTCATCGCCCATGTCTTTCTTGGGCTGACGTGACATGCCAGCTTCTGACAGAGCAATTGCCAATGCTTGAGCTGGGCTCTTGACTGCTTCGCCGCTGCTGCTTTTTAGCTTGCCAGCTTTGAATTCTTTCATTACAAGCCGAATTTTAGCTTGCTTTTCCTTTTTAGTCATGACGAACAATCAACATAAGATCATCATACCTTCCTTTAATAGCACGACGGTCAACTTTCTCCACGGAGAAGCCTTCTTTTACGCAGCCAATCAATGGTTCAAACCAACTTTCAGCTTGAATGTCTTCCACTACTGCCACACCACCAGGCTTCAACATAGGCACATATAAGCGCAAGAAATTACACTGGCTTTCTAGGGTGTGCGGACCATCATCCACGGCAAAGTCCAAACCATTAGGCGCAAATTGCTCCACCATTTCCACTGTTGATGAGGCATAACCATCGCCCACCATAAAAACATAACGACTATCTTCCATCCGCTCGAAAATACTGGGGTGGACAACATTGATGCAATCCACGCCAATCACAAATGACTTGGGGCACAAATCATGCCAAAGCATCATTGAACCACCAACATTCACGCCCACTTCTAAGAATGTACTTTTTGTATTTTCAAAAGGGGCAAGCAGTGTTTCATAGACGGGGCCATAAGAATGAATGGTTTGCTTGTCTGTGCCGCCTCCATGCTCAAAGCCATTGATTTGGCGATGGTTCAAAATGGCATCAACTTTAGGCGCTTCAATGATGGTAGATAGGTTCATGATCAAAATTTAGTGGCGTAAGGCAAGCAAGTGTAAATCTTACCCTTGAAACCGTCCTGCTGCAAAGACCTTGCAATGTAACGGCCAAAGTTATGAGCCAAAATAATGACATTATCAGGCTTGTCTTCCGCCAGTCGTTCCCTCGAACACACTTCAAAACCAGCGCCAGGAATAAACATGCCTTGTTTGCTTGGCGTGTCATCTACTACATAGGCATTGGGCATGTTTTCAATGGAGAGGCCAAGTGCATTAAGAAAAACGCAGCCTTTAGCAGCAGCACCAAAGAATACAGTGCGTCCTTCTAGGGAGGAAATAAAGCTCTTGCTTTTCTCAATGTGCATTTTTGTGCTATTGCTAAAATCTTCAAAAGAAATCAATTGTTCTTTAGCCTTGTAGTCGTCTATCACGCTTGTAATGGCTGGCGCACTTGGTTCCTTATTCGTCATCCATAGTCTCATGCTGCCGCCATGAATGGGCATTTCCTTCGCATGGATGATCTTCAGTCCATATTCATCAAATAATTTTGCCAATGGCGTGATCAGCCAGTAGTAATAATGCTCGTGGTAAAACTGATCAAACTGTAAAGTGAGAAGCGTGGTCAAAGTGTAAGGAAATTCCAACACCCACACGCCATCAAGAAACTGAACAATACCTTCAATGAAAGAACGAACGTCTTTCGTATGCTGAAAGACATTGGTGGAAGTAATAATGTTGGCTTTTGGCAAGTCTAGTTTTGCATTGAAGAAAGCATTGTTGTATTCAATGCCGGCCTGTTCATTGTCTGCTTGAAAACTAGCACTTGCATCCACATTGATATAGCGTCCTTCGCCATTGTTTTGTTGCTTAAATGTTTTTAGCAGTGTGCCATCGTTGCCTCCAATGTCCATCACCACATCTTGCTTTAGATGGGACAATGATTGGTGCAATTGCTTGCAATGTTCAATGTATGGAGCACTAATGCCACTACGATAGAGGTAGTTTTGATATAGCTTTTCAGGCGGCACTTCTGTGTCCAAATGAATGGTATAGTTTTCGTCGTACACGGCTCGAAGTGGCCATCTCATGGCAGACAATGCTTCCTGAGCAGAACCGAGCAAATTGTTAACAAGGGGCTGACCGCCAAGGTCCAGCAGAGTGTTGGTCATTGTGCTTCTCCATTGAAAGGCGTGAGAAAACGTTCCTGCCCAGGAGCGCCTCCCCACTTCCGCAGATAATACATGCCATTGCGATGGAAATTCTGCCAATGCTGCGCTTGGTATTCAGGCGTGCCATCGTACAAAGTACTGCTGTTGGCATGGCTCCATCCGGGCAGAACCACTTTACTACGAGCAAGCCCTGCCAAAGTCAAACGACGATCCGCGTCATTGTCCTCATAATATGCTGGATAGAAGCCTTCGTCAAATCCTCCCATGGAGAGCCACGTATCAGGACGATTCATCCAGAACAACGTCCACCCGCCTTCCTGTTCACCAACAAAAACATTATCAGGACTAGCTTCTGCCTCTTGAAGCAAAAGACTAATATCCTCTAAAGTAAATGTCACGTCATCGCCAGTAATAATGCACTGTCCAAAGTGACGAATGATTGCATTAAAGGACGCCGACACTCCCAAGTTTTTAGGAGGCACTGCCAAGTTAATCGGCCTCTTCACTTGAGCAAGTTCTTTCGCAAATGGCGACGTTTGCAAATTGCCACCATTGTCAATGATTAAAAAGCTTATTTCAATGCAATCGTGAGTTTGTTCATCCAACGATTGAATGAGGCGCGTAAGTCTGTTGTAACAATGGAGAGTAGGAATGCCAATGGGAATCATTCTTTTGTTCATGATTCACTCCCATAGATTTGCCTGGCTGCCCATAGCTCGTTGTAATTATTAGTGCCTTTGGCTCCTAGGCCCAACAAATCGCCACCTCCAGAAGGTTTGCCCCATCCCATGATCGTGCCATCGGGCAGCACGAACGCACGATTCTTTTGCTGATGCGTGGGCGTCAGTTCTAAATAGTCGCCATAAAGGAAATTAGCTTGTCCACCATTCATTGCCAAAGCCATGCCTAAAAGCGTGGGACCAGTCGGACACAATGGAGTGATGCCATAGTATTTCTCATAGCAATTGTCTTCAATCATTTCGATGGCTGATTGAAACACTAAATTGTTTGGCTTGGAGAAAAGAATTCCCATGGAGCACGCCCAACTAGTAAAGCTAAACCGTTGAATATCACGGAAGGCCAGCATCTCCACGCGCTCTCCTATTTCCACGGGATTAGCCACTCTCACGCCAATGTCCACATACCAGCCACCAAGCCTGCTCAAGAGGCAATAGCGACCAAGGTCAGCTTTGTAGGCATAGGGCTGCAAACAGTCATAAGCGGCGAGCACTCTCTTGGAGAAATTATCAGCGATGAACTGACGCAGACTCTCTTTGTTGTAAATGATATGGTCAGTTCCAGGGAATGCCTGCTTCACCGTGGAAGTAGCATGACGAAGGAAAGGAGACAGTTCGTCGCCTCCATCGCTTAAGAAGATTTGGGAAACTTGCATGGTCATCAACCAATCTTGGTGGGAGCACCAAAGCCCTTGAACTCTACGACAGGCTTAAGCAGGGATTGCACAATGTCTAGCATTTGCTTTTGTACAAAAGGCCAAGAAAAAGGCTTTTCGTGCATCCGCTTGTAGCACCAATCGCCTGCCACTTTTAATGACATGCGATTTTTGTAATAGTTGGTCAACAGTTCAGCCATGCTTTCAGGCTCTGGCAATGGACGCTCTAGCCCATAGTTCCTATCAGTTTCAGAGCCATGGCAAGCAATGCGAGGCACGCCATTGAAAATCTCTTTCAAGCTTGTATGGTCTGGCACTAATTGTGCCACGCCCGTAGCAGCATGTTCAGTGTTGACCAAGCCCCATCCTTCGCCAATGCAAGTGTTTACGCCAACGTCCACTGCATTGTACGTTTGATTGAGCTGTTCAATGGACAAGCAATTGTGCGTGGAAAAATTAGGACTAGTAAGAATGAGCTTGCCAGCGGGATCGTAGCCTTCATCTCTTGACACGCGCTTCATTAAAGGAATTAAATCCCACCCCATGTCCTTCTTGCCCATGTTGAGCCACAGACGAGCGTCTGGTTTGTCTTTAGCAAATTTGACGAAGCCTTTGATGGTTAAGTCAATACGCTTACGTGGCTGATTCCTGTTGCCATTGAAAACAATGAACACATCCTCTGGCACGCCTAATGCCTTGCGGCATTCAGCCTTGTCCATGGGGAAGAATTTAGTGAAGTCTGTGCCATGGCCAACAATGTGGATGGGCTTTTCGTAGCCAATCTTCTGAATTTCCTCTTTGGCGAATTGAGTGTAAGTGACTAGGCAGTCCCACTTGTTGATGGCAGGCAAGAGTTCAGCAAACAAGCCATAGGAATCAATGGGAGTGTAAACGCAGGTTTTGAAGCCAATCTTTTCCCTGAATGGTTCAATGGCGTCCGTCAGGCTAATTGCCACCCAAATGTCATTGACAATGAAAACCACGTCAGGCTTAATGATTTGCACTAGCTCGCCAATGCGATGAGAGCCGAAGGGGTCGGCGCCATGCGCCATGGCTGGATACATTTTGCAATGCTTCTGCATGGGAGAAGGGTCCCCGTGCCAGTTTACCGCTAATGCGTGTACTTCATGCTCTTTTGCTAGGGCTGAAATCAAATATTCAGCTACTCGTCCAAACCCCGTTTGTACTCCACAATCCCCTGCGAATAAAATCTTGGCCACGCAAAATCAAGAAGCTCGCTAGATGCTACATCACTTTTTCACACTGGTACGTTTGGCGCTTGCTGCCTAAAATACTCAACGCGGCACTTGCATCGTGCTCCGCATTCGCAACGCTGCCCTGGCATGGGCAGGCTTCCAATGGGGACAATTCCCTTCGCTGCATACCCTGGACAATCGGCGCAATGCACGGCTTGGTCATCCAGGATGCGACGCATGAGGCCATAGCCTTGTTGCTGTTTGCGCAGTTCAGTGCCTTGCCAAAAGCTCCCTCGAACGCTTTGTGCATACAAGCCAATGCGTGCAAGAGCCATCGGAGCTGAAATGCGCTGCTCCAGAAGATCACGAGCAAAGCCTTCTAGATAGGCATATTCGCTGCGTAGTCTCTGGCCAATGCGGCCAAACTCCCCACTGCCCATATTGTCTTTGCCTCCATAGCCAACGATGGCTGCCTGTATATGAGCGCCTTTAATGGCTTCCCTAACGCTTCCCTCCCATTGCTCTAGCGTGATATTGCCGCTACTCAACATGCGCGTGATGCGCTTGAGCGAACTTTCTAACTTATCAATGCGCCCATCAACAAGCTTTTCTACGGAAGCTTGACTGAGGAACCTGCCTTTCTCGTCGCGATAACGTCCAGTGTTGCGGTCGTAAGACCATGCAGCGTCCATCCTTGTGGACATAACAATGGAAGAGAATTGGCTAATGTCATTCAGCATTGTCAGCTTCCAGAAGTTCCTTAAAACGAGCAGGGGCTTCTTCCTTCCATTCGGCTAAAGCTTTGTCAATGTCCTCTTCGGAAATAAACGCAGCTTCGTCAACGCCTCCCAGGATTCGCCCTTCCACTTTCATTGGATCAATAGCGTCGCCCTTGAAATAGGAGGCTTGTTCTTTCTTGCCGCTGAATGCTTTTTCCATTGAACCATGCTTGCGCTTGTACAGCTCTTTGTACTTGCGCGTGACATAGGCCCCAGCCACTGCACTAGGCCACACTTTGAACTTAGCTTTTGCTGCCGCAATTGCTTGTTGATGAAGCTCTTTGTCTTTGAACTCGGCATCCTCTTTCACCTTCTCCAAGTCGCCTTCTAAGAACAGACCAGCAGAATCTTCCACTTCCCTGCTTCCATCCATTGGCAAAGTGCCATTCTCTTCGTTCATTGGATCGCGCCCGCCAGGAGGCACTTTCATTTCGCCTTGCTTTTGAGGAAGTTCACGGACCACCGATGGATCAAGAGTGAGTTCCATTGACCATTCTGTGCCCCCATAGCGAGCATCTGCCACTTCCTTCGGACTCAGTACGCCAAGCTGAATGTAACGCCCGTCTACGGCTGCCACGCGAGCCCTTACGTCTGCTTTTTCCCTTTCGTTTAGCTCGAAGAGGTCATTGAAGGAAATCCTCCAAGAATCAGGCACTGTTCCATTGGTGGGACCATCTTTGCTCAGCATGATCATTTCGACCAGTTGCTGCATGGGGCGCTTAAAGTGGGCGCTTTGATAGTCACCAAGCATCTTTGCAAAGTCCCTTTCTTCGCTCCTGCCAGTAGAACCAAGGCCGCCAGGGCTTTCTCCAAACAGAATAGTATGAGGAATTTGTGAGGCTCCAATAATATCAATGCGGAGCTTTTCAAGGATTTCACCTATACCCCCAAAATTACGACTAATGAACTCAAGCTCCTCTTTCTCAGCATCGATGGCATAACCACGATACACACTTTTGCTCATATCATTTAGCACTAAACGATCACGCACGTCCTTTTCTTTGCCAGCGGCAAGCATAGTAGATAAGCCGCGAAGTTTATGCACAAAAATGTCAAATTCCGTGAGAAGTGTTGCAGCAGAACTGATGCCAGTGGAATAGAAACGGAAACTATCGTAAACACTTTGCAGCGTGCTCATTCCCCATCCATAGTTCCGTTGTCTAATGCGATAGGGGAGCCATTCTCCGTCAAATCTGAGAATTCTATCCTTATGAATGTAAGTGAGTTGTGGTTGACGAATGAGGTCGCCAGAAATAATTTGATAGTACGTTGCCTTTGAATAATCGTATAGTGCCTCTTCGTTGATCACTGGTGCGATTTGCCAACGATCAAGTACTTCCATGCCTTCAATCTTGCGAATGCTGCGTTTGTCTACGGGCTGATCAGCAGCACGGCCATCATCAATGTAGAGAAGGATGACGGAGCCACCAAACAGACGAGCATTCTTACAAGCAAGGCCAAGATTTTCAAGGATGTACAAATCCTCAATCACTTGCTCAATGCCAGTTACGACTTCCGCTGCAGCGCCTTCCCCGCCAAACAACACTTTGAAGCCCTTGCGAGTGGCTTGTTCCGCCACGATGTCTACGATACGCTTGGGGATCCACTCTGAATACAAATTCTCCAGCTCCTCTTGTCCCAGAAAAACCAATGGAGTGGTAGTGGTATAGCGACTCTTGTCACGGCTTGTGTTCATGCCCGTCAAAGCATTCACAAGCCCGTCCACTCGTAGGCTTTCATCACCATTGTGTCCAAGATTTACAGTGTCTTCCACTCTGTCATTTGTCGTGTATTGCATCTATGCTAACAAGTGGCTACAGTAGCCATGTCGTTCTTTTCTTTATGCCCACTCCCATAGAATTTGTCTTCACGCCAGAAGAGCGTCAGCAAGCAATGGAGGAAGGGCTGCGCAGGCAAGGCTTTAATGAAAGCAAAGGCTTGAGAGGGCGCAATGGTGGTGCCTGGAAAGGGAGCAAAGCACTAGACATTCATTTGCTTGGCGCTGCAGGAGAAATGGCCGTGGCCTCGTATCTTGGCATGAAAGAACATTTGTATCAAGAAAAGGAGGCTCGTCGTGGCTCAGACGATTTGCCAGGCATGGACATCAAAACTCGCAGCAGGCACAAATACGATTTGATTGTCCAAAATAAAGAAGATCCTCGGAAGAAATTCGTTTTAGTGACCATAGAAAATCAAAAGACATTTCTCCATGGATGGTGCTATGGACACGAAGCAATGGAGGAAAAGTATTGGGCTGATCCTGCACGAGGTCGTCCTGCCTTTTTCGTACCAAAAACGGTACTGCGAAGCATGGACAGTTTGCGATGACCCTTAAATGCAGCGAATTCGCAAAGTTAGTTTTGCAGCTAGAGCTATGGCCTGAACAAAGGCGCATTCTTGATTCGTATTTTGGCGGCGACAAAACTCATGCAGTGTGGGCGCTAGGACGACGGTGTGGTAAAACGCTTATGGCATCGATTGCGGCTTTGTATGCCTGCTTTGTCTTGGAGGAGAAATACAGAAGGCGCGTGAGAAAGTCTGAAAAGTTCTACATCCTTACCATCGCTAACGATCAAAGCCAAGCCAAGCTTGCGCTTAACAACATTAGACAATTGCTAATTGATAGCCCACTTGGGGATGAAATAACAAGAGAGACTGCCACGGAGATTGAAGTGAGCAATAATTGCGTATTTCAAGCCATTCCTGCCTCTGCTAGGGCCTCTCGTGGCAAAGCAGTTGTCATGCTCATCATGGACGAACTTAGCTTTGCTCTAGAAGGTGACGCAAACAGAGGTGCGTCTGCCATCTATCAAGCACTGTCGCCATCTATTGCACAATTTGGCAAACATGGTCGCATTCTTGAACTATCCTCGCCATGGTTGACTGACGGCTTGTTCTATCAGCATTACTGCGAGGCCACGTCCGGTGACTATCCTTTCATGCAGGCAGAAAACCTGCCTACGTGGATTGTCAATCCCAATTTGCCTTTTGATTGTGCATTCCTACAAGCAGAGCTAAAGCGCGACCCAGAGAAATTCTGGGTGGAGTATGGTGCTCAGTTTGCAAAAAATCATTCTGCTCTTCTGGCTTCTGAAATTGTGGAAGTAGCCATTAATAAAGACAGAGGCATATTGTTTCCGCAAAGAGAGCTAATGGGCACGTATGTACTAGCTCTTGACCCTGCGCGTGGTGGCGTGGGACGAGATGACTATACTGCTTGCATTGTGCATTACGAAGGTGAGCGTTTAGTGATTGATAAATTCCATGCCTTTGAACCAGACTTTGATATTGGTGGCAAGAAAGAAGTGAACATTGCAAAGGTGGAAGAGTGGATAAAAGAACATCATCGTATTTACGATTTTCAAAGTATTGTCCTTGACCAATTTAATAGCTCTGGCACCATTCAGTCCATGTCCAAGGATTTTCCCATTGCAGAACTTGCTTGGTCGGTAAGTACAAAAATGAAGGCGTTTTCAAAAATGAAAGAGTTATTTAATGCGGGCTTAATTGAGCTATATCCGCATGAAAAAGCCGTCAAACAATTGAAAAACCTTAGCGTCATCTACAGAAGTAGCGGTCAATGGTCAGTAACTGGTGGCAAAGAGAGTGGCATTGACGACTATGCGTTCGCGCTCGCTGGAGCCATCTTGGAAGCTTCCAAGGATTCAGACATAGATTGGCTAAATTCTCTGGTGCGGTGAACCATTAGAATTTTCAAGAATTTACCATTGTCTCTTTTCGTGAAAAAGACTTTTTTTGATCTCTCGCTAAAGGAGGCATCATATCTCATTGCACTTTTAGAAGCTGATAGACAAACTGCATTACAGCTTTTAGCGGCTGATCATTTTTATGAACCTTCGCTATTGCCGCGTCTAAAGAAATTTCAGCAACTGTTGAAAACCAATCAATCAATGAAAAGCGAAGCAGTAGACTAGCAGCAATTGCCTTGGCACCATGGCCCTTTCTAGAGAAGCTCAAGAAGCCCTAGAACAGGTTCTAGAGGCTGCAGAAGTGATGCAGGCTCCTGGTGTGACAATGGAGGATCGCGCATTGGCTCATAAGGCTTACGAGCACTTTATGGAACGATATTTGTGGTACAAGGAAGAAGATGAGCAATTGTGCGCAGAAGAAAATGGAAATGATGAGCCTCTGTCCTGCTAAGCTTTGTGAGCTTCCTGCAGGAGCCCGTTGGCCAACGGTTACATACCGCGCTTAAGCATTGCTTGGCGCTTGGGATTCCGTTTCTGGCATCTCGTTCTAAGTGGGATTGAAGGCCCCACGATGAAGAAGGCAGAGCACTGGCCGCACCAGTTGATTCCCTAAAGCGGGAAAACTCTGCCTCATTCCTTTTCATAATTTTCTTGCGACAGTTCTTCTTGTAAGAGAATCCAAGCTTTTAATTCATGCACATAGTCACGAAGCAGTGCAGCTTTTTCTTCGTGCCAATGGTCACCATGGGAAAGAAATAATTCAGTGTGAGCGTCTATTGCTTTAAGACAATTATGAATGGGCGCGTTCCATCGTGCCCTGACTGGCGTATTGAACGTCCGCCTGTCGTTCACGGCTTTTGAAGAAGTCTTTAATTAACTCTAGAGGAACTGGCGCAAAATCATTCCTCTCTACACAAGCATTAAAGAATCGCTTATCTACTTGTCCATTGTCCATTACGAGATGACAATGGAGATGACCATGTACATTGCCGCGATAATGTCCTACTAATCCTGCAGGATGTATAGGAATGTGAGTGAAGATGAGGCCGCCCAGCATTGTGCTATCACCATGGTGAAAATAAGCTCCACGAATGTCATCAAAGTATTGAAGATAAAGCTTTGCAGGAAGACGATCATGATTGCCAGCAATTAGCACTTTCCTTCCTTTGAACCGCTCCATTAGACGCAGGCCAGTCTTGGAGAATGCCACATCGCCTAGCACATAGACAGTATCGCGCTGATGCACTATTGCATTCCATCGCTCCTCCAAATCTTGCTGCATTTCCTCTAAGCAGGAATATGGACGCATTGAAGAGCCATCAGGCGCGTCAAAGGAAAGGATCTTGGCGTGATCCAGATGAAGGTCTGCCGTGACGAAGGCGCTCAATGCGGGAAAAGCGGGGAATTCAATGTAGCAAAAGGGGAGCTTACCTGCCATAGGCAGGAAGATTTAGCGCATTCGTTTCAAAGAAACTGGGCATGACACTTGCCGTTGTGGCACTAAGCTCAGGAGCTTTCCCACTTAGGAACAGACTGTCGCTTTGACGCAGCCAAAAGTCTTTGTCCAAATATTTGTTGGACGATTTACCAAGCTGGTCATAAATCCATAGCGCTGTCATCTTGCGAAGCTTATTCAAGCTTTCGCCATACTTTTCTCCTGCTTCTTCGCAAATTTTTGTATTACAAAAAGCGTGACAAATTTCATCCCTACTGACATCCGACGCAACAGTGCGTAGTCCTTTGTCACCATTGAAACGGAAGAAAGGAAGAATGGTGAAGAAAATACTACGCTCCAGAATGGCCACTTTGGCGATGGGGAAAGCGGGATGGTCAATCCATGCTTGGCGAATCTTCATTGCTTCTGCTTCTGCTTTCTCATCAAGGCCATGCGCAGCCGCCACATAGCCCAAGGCTAGGTCATGACGCTCTTCGTCTTGCCAGTTGCTTTCAATGCTTTCTAGAAGCCCAGGCGACCTAGGCAGATCGCCCTTGAGCCCTTCGAGGAGCATGTCCTTCACGGGCAGTTCAAGATGGCGAATAGCAAGGGCACGAAAGATGGTTTCTTCAGAACCAGGCACAAGCGTCCCTTTGGTGACGGGCACTGCTTGCCATGGACGCTTACGAGCTACTGCAGAGAAATAATCAAGAACGGCCATTTTTAGTTAATGCGATGATAATAAAAGACAGAAAACAAAGGGCTGATAATTCAGCCCCATGGGAAGCAATGGACAGGATTAAAGTCACTCAGAACATGCTGCGCAAAATCCCGCATCAATAGAACAAGACTCAGGCTCGTTCGTTTCTTCAAGACCAAAGAAGCTGGTCAAACTCTCTCCTAATTCTACCCCAACATCGTCCTTAGCTTGAGTGCCACTTTGTACTTGCAGGGCGTAATAAAGGGAAGTTTGCGGACTATCCAGCCATTCTTTAAGGAAGTCTTCATCACAAACCACTAGGTCAGACCACCAATTCATGGAATAGCCATGGAGGAGGCCAGTGTTGTCCAAGAGGCGCATGATGCCATCTGCCACTTTACGAAATGCTTCCCAGCCCACTTCCTCAGCAATTTCTACAGGCCCGTAATCAAACCGTTCTACGCCCATGGTTTCGCTATCACGATCAACAAGACGAGCGATGGGGGGAGCGATTTCAGGGGCAGTCGTAAAACCACGAGAGTCGAGGTAACGATAGGAACAAGAAGCCGTAGGAGCAATGGCAAAGGCACGTTCCATTT